TCGTTACTACTACGACCTGATCCAAGAAAATTCCCGGGCTCTCCTCATCGACAAGGCGAAAACCCTCCTGGGGACCATCGCCGACTACGTCACGACGAGACAGCGTGGCTTCGGTCTCGTCCCCTCGGCGGCCAGGGCGACCGACGCCTACTGGGGCGGATTTTCCGAATCGGGGGCGACCAGCTACGTCACGGCCACTACTGCCGCCGCCGGACTGGCGCTGCTCTACGCCTACCGAGTCCTTGGGACTAGTAGCTATCTGGCTGGCGCTCGCGGGGCTGCTAACTACCTCCGAAACGTCCAGGCCATTGGCCGATACGCCATCCAGCACACCTCGACGAGCGCGGGCGGTACCGGGTTCCTCTACACCGGGGCCGTATGCAGCCAGGTGTCTACCGCTGCTGGAATCGACCCGGGCGAAGTCTTCTACTCGAACCACCTGTTTTATCCCGGCGACCTGACGACGCTTGAGTTTTGGAACGAACTGAAACTCACGGACGGCGACCAGGTCATCGGGGCCACCGGCACGGGAGGCGATGCGTTCACCTCAGCGCCCGCTCAGCTTCTCTCGCAGTCCATCACGGACATGCGGGACTGCTGGTCAATTGGCATCACCGAGACCACGGGGACCCTGGTCAACGGGCTGTCCTCGACGACTCCCCGGGAAGCGTTCAACGCCTACCCCGCCTCAAAGCCTCATTTCACCTCCGTCACGGGGACGGGGCTGTGGGAGTACGCCGATGGTCCTTCGGCCACGGGAACGCAGGTCAGCTCGCAGAACTTCGCCCTCGCGTTGTCGTCCCTCTACAACTACGAAGGGGCGACGGAGCAGGTAACGACCATTTCCGACTGGCTCCGCAGTTTCACCAGCAACTCCGACTTCGAAACGCCAGGCAACACCTCGACGTCTGTCCTGTATCGCTCGACCACGGGCACCTACGACCCGACGATTTCAATCGCGACGCTTCTCCAGGTGCGCGATCCGGATACTTTCGCGGCCACGGCGATCAATGCCTCTAGCCTGTACGACTGGGGGGCCTTCGGTCTGCTGTCTCGCCTGTGGGCGTCGCGGAACACGGGCAGTTTTCGCCAGTCCCGCCTCTACCCGCTCAACACGGTCCAGCGGTACTACGACGGCAACGCAACCGACACAGAAACAGATCGGATCATCCTGCGCGGCCTCTCTGGCCTGACCCTCCAAACCGGCTTCGCCAGCGATACCCTCAACCCCGGCGCGACAAGCGCCTACCCATCCGGCACTATCAACACGCCGACTACCCCGCCGGATGAAGGGCTCGTGTTTTGGGTCAAGGGCGACGTAGGGCTCACCTCGTCGTCGGGAAAAGCTATCTCGTGGGCTGACCAAAGTGGAATGGGGCAGGACATCGTCCAGGTTCTACCGGACCCCGGACCAAACACCGGAGTCGCGACGATAGACGGTGTCCCCTGCGTCTCGAATCCCCTCATCAACGGGGACGGAAGGGCTCTCTACCGGCTGGTGGGGATGACGGACCGTAGCGGGACTCTGTTCGGCTACGGCTCCGGTAAGCATGAGGCGCGGACATTCTGGGCCGTAGCGCGGCCCAAACTCGCCACGGCGGCATTCAGCATCACGGGCGGTCCTCTATGCGGCATGGGGTCAACGCCGAAGTTCCAGTGCATTTTCGACCTGGAGGACAACTTCGCCACGGATGCTTTCTACGCCTTCTCCACGGCGTGGAGGGACCCGGGGTCGGGGGCATTGCAGGCCCCTGACACACCCGGGGGAGCGGGGGGCGTCTACAACGGAACGCCGCTGCTCATGATGTGGAGCTCCAGCGGATTCGACGACATCACGTTCAAGGTCAACGGCGTTGAACTGGCGCTAACGCCGTCCGTGATTCCAGGTCCTACCGGCCCCACGGTGGACCCTGGCTTTGTTTTCGGTCAGACCGCATCGGGCGCTCTCCACTTCTTCGGCGACATCGCGGAGAGCGGCATCTACGACTACAAGGTCGAAGGCGACGCGGAGGACGATTTGATTACCTACGTCGCCGCTCGTTACTCGAGCGTGGGCGTTACCCGCTTCAATATCGCCATGACCAATGACGCAGTTCGGGCAGCTCAGTACGGACGCTCGTTTCGTGAAAGCAGGAGCTAATGGCGACCTCGGGCAACTACAGCTTCGACCTTTCGACCGGGGGCATTATCCGCGTGGCCTACCAGCGGATCGGAATCCTCGCCGCCGGCCTGGACCCGGACTCGAACCAATACGCGATGGGGCGGGACATGCTCCAAGTCGCCCTTCTGGCGTTACAAAACAAGGGCATCCAGTTGCGGAGTGTCCTCCAGACGACGGAGACGCTGACGGCCGGGACCGCCGAGTACACGGCCCCGGCGAACGGTATCGACATCGACGAGCATACCGTCTACGTCTCGAACGCTTCGGGAATCGACCTGCCGCTGATTAAGGTCTCCCGGGGGCAGTACATGGCCCTCTCAAACAAGGCCAGCTCGGCCCCTCCCTCGCAAATCTACGTGGAGAAAGGGGCGACGCTCAAATACTTCCTCTACCCAACCCCGGATAGCCAGTACACGACTATCACTTTTCCGCTGATCCTTTTGCAACCAGACATGACGTCGGCTGCAAACACCACCGGCCTGCCGACGAACTACCTGGAGACGGTGATCCTGAAGCTTGGCGTCGCGCTGTGCGATCACCACGGGCTCAGTGAGCGAAAGAAGCAGCTTAAGGAGGACCTCGGCGAGTCCTCTTCCGAGGCCGTGAACAACGACACGGAGCGCGGGCCGATCCAGTTCAGGGTTGAGCCCGGACTTCGGTTCGGGAGGAGATGGTAATGGGCCCACTCGCAACAATGTTCGCGCAGCTCCAGCGGCAACGCTTCGGAGAACAACCGCCACCCCGCTCCCACGGCGGCATGGGAGAGCCGGAAGACGTCTTCGCCCCCCGCCGTGGACAGCAGGGCTCCATCCCGTTCCGCGACCCGCAGCAGGCGGGACCCGAAGCGCCGATAGACCCGCGCATCCTCGCCCGACTGTTCGGAGGCCAAGGTGGCTAACTTCGCAGCCCTCGTAGATGTTCTTGCCGTCGCTGGCTCTCGTTTGTCTGACGGGACGCCGAACGCCTCGGGAACCGTCTACTTCTTTCAGCCCGGCGGCAACACGCCGGTCAACGTCTACACGGACGCTGCGGCTACGACAGTCGCGACTCAGCCCCTGGTGCTCACTGCCGGCGGCCTACTCAACCGCTCCGACTTCCCCGGCGGAATCTACGTTACCCAGCCCGTTCGCCTGCTGGTCCAGGACGTCGATGGAACCACGGTGGTGGACACGGTCTACATCCCTGCCACGGCGGGGGACGTGGGCGTCAACAACGACGGGTTTACTGACTCGACGCTGGATGGTGTGCTGGACAAGGCGTTCACGTCGTTCGGAGGGCAGGACTGGAAGTATCGGGAGAGCGGTGGGGCGACCGAGCGGACCGTTCACGACAAGTTCCAAGAGCAGGGCATCTACGTCACTGACTTTGGGGCGGTTGGTGACGGAGTTGCTGTCGACACGACGGCTATTCAAGCCGCGCTGAACCGAGGCAAGGCGTTGTCATGTGCCGTCGTCTTCCCGTCCGGGACCTACAAGATCGACCAGGCTCTTACGCTTACGAGCGCGACGGGCGTGTCCCTGGTCGGAGTCGGATCGTCGGCGAGCAAAATCATCACGTCGAACACCTCGGCAAACATCTTCACGCTGTCGAGCTGCACGGGATTTGCGATCGAGGGGATGACCCTTACCGCCACCGGCACGAATAGCGCGTCGGCAATTTCTCTGTCCGCGTGCAATACGATCGCGCTGCGCGACATCATCGTTAACACCTCGGGCGGGGGAACGTTTCTGATTCCCGTCGTCACCTCGTCCAGTTCGACAATCCTGAGTGTTACCGACTGTAGGCTAACGGCCAAGGCGGCCGACGCCACGGCGCGAGCCTTGAAGTTGACGGGGAATACCTCTGTACTTGTCCTAGGCGGTCTGTTCGACGGTCTTGCAGGCGCGGCCATGGAATTCGCGGGAACGACCAGCAACGTCCGCGTTATCGGCGCAGCATTCGGAAACACCTCGGCCAACATCGGAATCCTGTGGACCAGCGGCATGACGGGAACGGACTTCACCGTCGTTGGGTGTCCGACTCTTCGCTCGGCCGCCGGTACGATCACGACGCCGTTTGACCTCTCGGCGCTCTCTACGAATCCCCGGTTTCGCCAGTGGGGAAACGAAGTCGACGGTTACGCGACCACGACCGCCACCGGAGGAGCCAACGTTACGCCTGACCTGTCGCGGGGCTCCGAAATCACCATCTCGGCGACTTCCGGCGGTGCTGGCATTGTGAACGTACTGACTCCAACTCCTGGGCCTTCGTCGGTGATGCGCGGCTATGACCTGACGCTCAAGCTGGTGAATGCGCTAGGCGCGGCGGCGGCGGTGACTTGGACCCTGGCCGGCACCTACAAGCTCGTTGGCGCGGCTGCTCCGTCTGGAGTCGACGGGACGACGACCATCGTCAAGTTCCTCCGCGACGTCGATGCAACTGTATGGCGCGAAGTCTGCCGCGCGAGCACTACGACATGACCTACCGGCAGGCGCGCAGAATCGCTTCCCGCCGAACGGTGCTGCCGTCGCCGATGGTCGCACACGTGCCGCCCTCGCAATCGTCATCGTTCGCGCACTCCACTGCGCAGACGTTGCCCGATGGGATGCGAGCGGCGCCGTCCCACCAGTTCACGACGCACGACTCGGTGGAGCCGCAGTCGAAAGCCGAAGAGCACGGGCTCGACAACGGACGATCGGAACAACCCAGCAACAGCAACGCGGCAACGACCAGTGTTCTCATGTCGTCAAGTGTCGGGCGAACGCCATCGGGCCGCCAGATGACCGGGTGTTCAGGTGCCTGAACCGACCCCCATCCCGTTCAACCAAGGCCAGTCATCCGGCCTCTCGGAGCTGTCCGGGGCCAGCCCTGCGCAGATCAACGTCCTACCCGACCCGGTAGGCGCACTCCACGTTCGCCCTGGGGTTCAGGCTTGGGCCGACTTCGGCACGGCCCCCGTCAACTCCCCGGTGATCGGAATCTACCCGTGGCGTCAATGGGTGCTCTTCGTCACGGAGGACCGCTCACTGTGGGCCTGGGAGGCCCCTGGCTCCATCCTCGACCTCGCCTTTTCTCTTGGCGGCACGGGCCGCCCCGTCTGGACCTACGACCAGCAGCGGGTGGTAGTCACGGGCGGGGGGATGCCTGCAAAGTGGGAAGGGGTGGGCGCGGCTACGGACCTCGCCTCCGGGGAGATCATGCCCGACGGCTCCCCCCTGGCCCTGACTCACATCGCCTACATCAACGAGCAGTTCGCTGGCAACGACAACAACAATAGCGGCGTTTTCCAATGGACTCGGCCGGGCCCAGGAGGCCACGCAAGTTGGCCGGTGGTCGGGGCCTTTTACGCAGAAGCCGCAGCGTCTGCGGACCCCCTTGTAGCGCTCTACGCGAACGCTAACGAGGTCTTTGCGTTTGGTACCGAGTCTACCCAGGTATTCGCCCCCGACCCCTCTGTAGGGTTCGCTGTGGCCGCCTCACAGGCCGTTGGGTGTGCGGCCCCGTTCTCCGTAATCAACACCGATACGGCGTTTGCGTGGCTGGACAACGACAAGCGACTGATTGAGTCAGCAGGGCGTGAGTTCAAGGTGCTATCCAGTCCTGTCATGGCAAAAGACATTGCCAATCTGGCTGTCATTTCTGATTGCTGGGGTGCACGTATCAAGTTCGAGACGTGGGACCTACTGGTATGGTCGTTTCCGACGGAGAAACGGTCGATTTACTTTGACCGCATCAGTTCGAAGTGGGGCGAATTCCGCTCAACCGACGCGGATGGAGAGTGGATTGCGTGGCTGCCACAGAGTTACGTCTATACGGGAACGTTCGCGCCAGCCAAAAACAAGCACCTCGTTGGCCTGAGTGACGGTACGATAGGCGAGTTGACTATGAGCGCGACAACCGACATGGGCCTGACGTTGCGGGGCATTTCCCGTACGGGATTCCTCGACGGGGGCTCGCTTAACCGCAAAACCTGCCAGCGGGTTGATTTCCAACTGCGCCGCGACCAGGCCGTCGGCTCGACGACGACCGATCCGCGTGTTGAGTATCGCTACCGCGACGCCCTGGGGACCTGGTCCCAGTCGGACTTCCTTGCCCTGGGAGGCTCGTATCAGCCCGTCGTGACGAAGTGGGCAAAGGGGCAGTTCAGGCAGCGGCAGCACGAGATTTCGTTCACCAACGCCAGCGACTTCGTGTTGGCGGGCGCGACGATGTCAACGACTACGGAGGAAAGCTAAATGGGCGCTACCTGGGACAAGATTCAGAGCCAAGGCGAGGGCCTTATAGGCGATCCGGCCGGCTACCTGTCCGGCACGAACACTGAGGGAATCGGCGGCGTCAAAAAGATGCTGTTCGGCGACCCTGACGCCATCAAGAAAGCCTATGACCAGGCGATCGGGCTGTCCCAGCAGGGCAGCAAGGACATCCAGAATTTCCTTATGGGCCAGCAGGGGAAGGCGCAGCAGTACTTCCAGCCTCTCCAGCACATGTTTCAATCCGCCTACGGGACCGAGGGCCTTGCCGCGCCGCAAACCCCCCAGGCCCCTGGCGTGGGTCCGCTCGCGCAGATGTACGGGGGAAAGTAAATGGCTTTCACTGGGACCACTTTCGGCGCGAGCGACAACCGAAAACCTTCGCTTGTGCCACCTGGCACGGCGTCGTCCGGTCCTTTGGTACCTCCCGGGACGCCCGGCGGGGGAAATGTCTACAACCCCAACCAGCAAACCGCGGGAAGGTCCTACAATACCTTCGGCGGCATCGGCGGTCGTGGCGGCATTGGCCAAAACCTCGTCGGCGGCTTCAAGGCCCCGGCCCCGCCCCCTCCGCCGAGCCCGTCCGGCTCGCAATCCGGTCCCGGCATCCTAGAGAACTGGTTTAACCAGCGCGCCAACGGAACTGACCCGGCTTACGAATACGCGACAAAGCGAGGAATGGAGCAGTTGGGCACTGCCTCGGCGGCTCGCGGTGGTTTCAACTCGGGCGCAGCTCGCCAGCAGGAGTCCGACTTCATGGCGAACATGGGCGCCCAGCGCACGGGGCAACTAGACGCCCTGGCTGGCGGGGCTTCGGGGGAACACCAAAACCGCCTCAATTCGATGTTCAACCAAGGCCAAGCGTTGGCCGGTGGTCAGTCGGGCATCAACAGCGCCTACGACCTCGCCGCCGGGAAGTCTATGAGCGACGCCCTCAGTGCCCTCCTGGGGTTCACCACGAACAAGGCCGGCGTTGACTCGAAGTCCAATCAGCAGGGGCTCAGCAACCTGATTAGCCTCGGAGGCCTCATCTGATGGCTGACCCGCGCTACGAAATAGACTGGTCCGCCGACCTAACCCCGGCGCTGGCACACTTCGCGGCTGCTCGCAACGCCAGCAAGCAGAACGCCAGGGCGGACGAATACCTGAAGCTCCAGCAGGATGCTCAGGCGAAGTCAGCCGAACGTCACTCGGCCGAAGTAGAGCGCCAGAAGACCCGCGACCAGCACCAGCTCGCTATCGAGGCATGGAACAACAGGGGCCAACTATTCCGCGAGGCGCAGAGGTCTCCAGAGGCCGCGAATGTTAACCCCTTTGGCTACAAGTTCGACAAGACGCACGACTTGCCGGCAAACGTCGAGGGACCGGAGATGTCGCCAGACGCCGAAGCTGCGCGATTCGCCCCGAAACCAGCCCCGGCACCAGAATTCCACACGCCCCCACAGCCCCCGGTTGGTTCGCTGCTGGCCGGCGAGGAAGGCTCCGAGCTCGACCCGGCGGCGGAAGCTGCGCGGCACACGATGGAAGGCCCCCAGATGGCCCCCAGCGGCTATGCGGGCGGTGGTATCGATGCCTTTGGCGAAGAAGAGAGGCAACGAGCGGCCAACAACCTGGACGCCGTAGGGGCCGGACTACACGGGTTGCCCCCGTCGCCGACACGTCCCGAGCCCGACTTGGCTGGGGGCACGCCGGACGTAGCACCCGCTCCCGAACATCCAATGATTGCGGCTGCGCGAAACGCATCGGGCCTTGAGCCAGGGCCCGAAGGGAAGCGCCGCCTTTTTGCGAGCTACCAGGGGCAGCGTTTCGAGGTACCCGAGCAATCGGAGACGACGGGGTTTGGTCCGAAGTACGACGCCATCTACCAGCGAGCCCTCCAGGAACCGACGATCACGCCGGAAGAGGCCTACAAGTTCGTCGCGAAGATGGCCCACGACGATACGACAGAGCAAGGCCGTAACACACGACTCACGCAATCGCTCGGCCAGCGGGACACGAACCGCGAAGACCAGCAGACGTTCGCTCGCGGGGAAAATGAGAAGTACCGCAGCGAAGGGTTGACGTTCGAACAGCGCAAGGAACTCGCGAACATCATGGCGCGGGCAAAGATGGCATCGGCCGGCGCGGGCCCTGTGTCTCCGGGTGTGGCGACGCTCGTTGGAATGAAAGAGGCGGGCGCCACCGACGAGGAAATCTATGCGGAGGCGGCGAAGCTCAAGCTGTCTCAAAAAGAGGTAACGGCTCCCGTTCAGAACGTCGTCAAGAACGCGGCGGCGGGCGAGCGGGCCAGCGAAAAACGGGCCGCACTGGTGGCCACCGACGAACGCGGTCAGCCGATCGGTCGTGACTGGAAGAACGCGCAGGCAGCCGCCAAGGGAACGCAGCAAATCCAGCGGTTCCACCGCGTGGAAACGCGCCTCAAGGACCTGATCGCCGACGTCGAGCAAAACGGGGAGCGCATCGACCCGGACAGCAAGCAGCAGATCAACCGCATGAGCAAGGCCGAGGCGGCGGCGGCCGCCTTGCGCCCCTACAACGAGTTGAGTTCCACCGACGCCAGCATGGCGGCGGAGCGGGCCATCATCGGCCCTGCCGGCGCCTTTGGCCATGGCTGGGTGATGGGTGCTGACCTGACGACGCTTAAACGCATCCTGCACGAAGCTCAGGAACAGCAGAGCGTCAATCTGAACACGCTACTTCGCCCCGGCGGCAGTCAGAAACTCTCGCCAGCTCTCGGTGGCCCCAAGCACACGGCAGGCGGAAGCGATCACGCGTCGCAGGATGACATTGGAGCAACGCGCCCCGGCCCCGGCGGGAAGACCTACCGCAAGGTCGGGCCCAACAACTGGCAGCCGGTGGACCAGTGACCGACGAAGAGATGATGGCGGCTTCGCCGGGGCTCACCGACGAGCAAATGATGGGCCCCGAAGAGGGCGGCCCGGAGTCGTTCCTGGACCCGAAGACGTTCAAGCCGTCGCCGCAACATCGGAAGCTGTCAAACACGGGCCCGATGGCGCAGGTGCGCCGCGACCTCGACCCGGCGCCATACGCGAACAGCATCGACAAGGACATCGAGAACGCCGTTGCCGTTCCTAACTCGATGATGAATACGGCCACCCTCGGCGCATACGGCGGTGGGCTCAGGATGGTCAAGGACGCGGAAGAGGCCATTACGGGCGTTGAAGACCCCACGACGATTGCGGCTCGCACGCTCACGGGCATGGACCGCTACCGCCGCGAAGCCCCAACGGTCTCGTCGCTCACCGACGTCCCGACCTATCTCACAAAGGCACCGATGGCGGTAGCCGAAG